CCACGTTAAAGAGCGCCTGAAGGGCATCTCTGTCTGTGCCAGGGTCGGCTTGTAGGGTTGAATCGCCTGCATCTATCTCACGTAAGCTCAAAGGCCATTCAATGTCATCTAGGATGGCGTTTACTCTAGCCCCTGATAATTGCACCCCTGAGCCTGGAACAGTTGTGATTCCTGAGCCTGCTAGCAACTTAAAGCCATCTACGCACTTTAAGGTTACTGTGCTTAGCTCATCGTTGCCTTGTCTAAAGCCTGTGTCATAGTTAGTGATAAAACCTGAGAACAAGAAATAATTGTTGGTTGCATAGGTTGCATAGATAATAATCTGCCTAAGCGGCACAAGGTTTGGATAGTAGATACTGTTGGTATTGGTTGGATTCCAATCGCCATTCTGATCATACAAAGTTACATTGGCTGTGCCAGCTTCAAACTGTGATGTGATGCGATTGCGACCACGCCTGATAGATACTCTGCTAACAAGGTCTGTAATCTCAAGTGGCAACGTGCCTGAGCCAAGGGTATTTGTGCCTAAGATGCCTTCAGTAGCGCTGCCTAAGATTAAAGGATTAATCTCAAAAGCGGTATCGCTATCAAAGTCAACAAAGACACGCAGCGTAGGTGCTGGCATTAAATTGCCCTACTTTGTAGCAGCAATCCTTTGCCGGTCTTTTGATAAGTGTATTGAATGTCAGTTATGACTTCAGCTAAATCTTCAGCAGATGTAACGTTGCCTTCAACAGTAACGTTGATTGTTATTGGGTTGCCTTGGGCATCTAGACCTAGTTTACGAAATAGCTCTTGCAGTTCCATTTCTCGCAAAGCAGCTTGAGCATCAGCTAAAGCCAGTTCAGATTCAACTAAAGCTAATTCGGCCTCAGACAATGCCAGCAAAGCGGCTGCATCCGATTCTGCTAAGTCTGCTCTTACGCCTTCTACTTCGGCGTGTTTTAGAGTGCCTGGGGCAAATGGATTCTCAAAAGGCGGTGGGGTTGGCTTAGCGCCATTTATGTAAACATTGGTGGCGTTTACATCCATGCGCTCAAGCTTGGTAACTGTCATCTTATCCTGATCTAGCTTTAAGCCTTTTTCAGCAAACAATGTTTCAATAGGTATTTTGATTTTAAGTTGTGATAACAATTCCTTAATGCGTGTAATTGTGCCAGGCCAATCGGCAAACGGATCACCAACCATTTCATCCAAGCTATCAAGCAATAATGCCAATTCCTTTGCAGCAGATTCAGCCTTAATTAACTGACCTTCTAGGATAATGGCTCGCTTGACATCCTCATCAAGAATAGCCTGCATTAGTTCTAGTCTTAGGCGTTCTACATCGTTAATCTGACCACCAAGCGCGGCAGCAATCTGAATACGATCTAACTCAAATCGCTTGGCAAGTTCGCCAAGTATGCCTTCTTCTTTTTTCTTTTTGTTCAATTCTTGTTGTGCTTTGACTTGTTTCTTAGTCAAAGCCAATAATTCTTTTTGACGTTTAGCAGCATCTGCTTCAGCCTTAGCGCGAGCCCTATCAATTTGTGCTTGTCTATCACTAGCAGCAGAAATGGTCATTGGCTCTCTGAATGGAGCAGGTTTAATTTTCCCAAAGTCTTTAACGAATTGGAACACGCTACCAGCGACATTGGTTACTTCAATTGAACGCAGTAAATCAAATGCTGTTGAGGCATAAGTGCCTAAATCTTGGAAAGCATTCACAAGATTGGCAACTCCACGTGTAGTGTCGGCTACGGAATCAGCGAAGGCATCCATAGCAGTTATACCGCCATCAATTCCTTTATCTCCCGATAGAGTTGCAAACGCATCAACTAAACCTTTACCAATAGTTTCCTGCATATTGGCGTAAGCAACATTAAGGAGGCTTACTTTGCCAGCATAAGTATCTAAATAAGCAGCACTTTGGCCTTTGAATTGAGTTTGCAGAATCTCTTGCAATTCTCCAAAACTCTTAGTGGTTAATTCTACTTGAGATAAGCCAGTATTATATTTAGATAAACTTCTAGTTTGACCGACAAAAGCTTTAGATAAGTCTTTGGATACAGTTGCGACATCAAGCCCACTAGCCCTTGACATGTCTAATGCCAAAGCCATCAACTCTTGAGATTTCGCTACTGATCCTGTCGTGTTTAATAGGGCCTGCATAGCAGGGCGAAGTGAATCATCCAACACACCACTAGTTAGCTCTAAATCAGAAATAAACTTAGATATGCGTGTATCTTCAAAAGCTAACCCTAGATTCTTAACGCTTTGTGATAAACGTGCTGCAGCTTGTTCATCCTCACTAAATGCTTCAAGCGAAGCTTTACCAAATTGAACTACCTTTGTAACCGAAAAAGCAGCAGCGAACTTTTTGGCTAAAGAAGTAAAAGCGGCATCTGCCTTTTTTGTGCCTTTATCGTTGTAGCTGGTTACTATGGGAAATACAATTGCCACGTTACAACCTCGCTATTTCTGCATTGGCTTGAGCTGCTACTTGATCTAATACTTTTAAAATTGTGGCTTTAGCTTTGCCTTGATCTTCAACTAAGTTTCTGCCTAATAAACGGCCAGATGTTTTGGCCGTTCGGCCTGTGCGTTCTAAATCGCCAATGCCATTATTTAAATTGGTAATAAAATCTCCACCAGCATTACGATTATTAGATTTTGATTCTGGGCTGCCATATCGGTTTTGTCTGCCAGCAGTTTCTATAATTGCACCAGCAGCAGACTTATTTAATAGGCTAACAAGTGATGACCAGCCAGACCGATTGCTCCTACTTTTGGCTAGTGAATAGGTTAAACCACGTCTAACTACATTGGCTTCAAAGCTTGGAAAAGCCCTGTTGCGACCTGTTCTGCTTTCACGTTCATAACCTGGATAATTAAACCGAGATAGGTTTTCAATTGTTCCAGGCACATCGCTACGAGCTGCCTTAGTAATTTGTTTTAATGGCGCAGCAATTTGTGCGTTGTATGCCTTAAGGGTTTCAGGGGCTAGTTTACGCAGTATCTTCCTAGCCTCTACGACCCCTTTTACCTCTGTTGGCATTCTCTCGCTCTCTTGCCTGCTGCTTTAAGACTTCGTAAAAAGCCTTGAGCAAATCTGTGTCCATGTTGATAAACTCGCTAGGCGCGATCCCAGTATGGATGCTCAGCTGAGCAACTCTATACGTAAAGGAATCGCGCGTTAGCCATTTGGGGAATCGTCTGACACCACATCCACAGCAGCTAGAGTTTCTAGAAACGCTGCGCCAAAAGGTTTGACGTCAGGCGCATCTGCGCGGCGTAGACATTCCCATGCAAGCCAATAGATATGTTCTTGCTTCTCATCCTCGCGAAAGGCTTTGTGGAAACCTTTACGGAATTGCTGCTCAAAAGCATATTCAACAGATGGACTAATTGAGTGTGTGCTCTTAGTTCCATCAGCCCTTGTTACTATTATTCTTGCCATTTTTGCCCCTTTGTTAAATTAGAACGTGCCTGTGTCGGCTACTGTAACAACTGAGTTTACAGTAAAAGTGATGTCTTGTGTGGACATATCGCCAACAGCGCCGTTAATGGGTGTTAGATTGTTCACCAACAAATCACCACTAAACAATTTGTTTGTTGCTGATACTGCTGGAACTTTGTCCTGGATAAGTTTCCACGCAACAGTTGTGCCAAAAGCATCTGACAATGTATCCAGAACTGAAGTAGCTGCTTGGTCATTTAGGAATGACACAGTAAGAGTTGCTGATTCTAATCCCTTGACAAACTTGTGTGAAGAATCGCCCATGGCGGTTACTTCTAGCTCATCTGCTGTCTGATTTAGTGTTACGGATGTTACGTGATCGGATAGGTCAACGTTATTGATTTTCAATCCGACTTTGTTATTGAGCGTGATTGCCACGATTACTCCTCATCTTTCTTTGTTGGTTTTGGTTCTTTCTTTTCTGCGCTAGGGGTAACCTGACCAATCTTGATCAGAAAAGCCTCACGCTCTTTGTCATTATCAGCCATTATGTTAACTCCAATCGGATAGAACGCTGATTGATACTTCACCGGATAGCAGATCGCCTGCTGTTCCGGTTAAGACCGCCGGTGCGCTGAAAGTTCCAATTGTATACGCAATTGATGATGCTTCCAGCTTATTTACTATATTTAGATAATAATCTTCAATGTTAATTAGGTTGCCTTGGTTATCAAACATAGGGGTTAGCACTACTAGCTTAAAGTTAACCTTGGGCTTGATTGATTTGTAATGGTCGTTGCTTGGCTCAATATAAGGATCATCAGGTTGCACCACAACGCTATTAGCAAGCGGTGTGGCAGGTGGGAAGGAAAACACCTGCCACGCCGTGTCATCAGTTAGCGCAGCCGCGATTGTTCCTCGTAGGGTAGAGATTGCTGACATTATCCTACTTGACCGCCCGGTGCTAAGTGATCCGCAAGTAAACCGCGAACACGTGCCATTAAGGTATTGCCCATGCGATACGGCGAAGGTTGAAAGTCTGGTGAGATGCCGCCAGCGTTTGAAGCTTGGCGAGCCTGCCAAATGTCAACGGCCACCATTAAGGTTGCTTCATTGACTTCAGCTAAAGTTGAATAATCTACGGCCTGTGTTCCATAAACACGACCCCATGGCGCTATGGTGTGATAAGTGCGTGTAACAATTTGTGCATTGACAAACTCTAGCCAATTATCTTCCACTTTAGTAATTGTCTGATTGCCATTATAGTGTTGACGGACATTCTCAACAGTAATGGTATCTCCTACCACAAATTGATCAATGTTTTCATAAATATAAATGCGCCCGGTTGTTCCTGTTGCTTCCAATGCGTAAACGGATTGCGTGTTAAACCATAACTTGGCTTTCACAATGTTTTCTGCTGCTTGGCAGCATTCTTCCACTACTGCTGAGCTGTATAAAGCACCAATGCCAAGAGCAGAACGCAGTTCCGCTTCAGTAACGTATGTTGCTGGCATTGTTTATCCTTTCTAATGTTAGCCCCGGCGCAAGGGCTGTGCGCCGGGGTAACTCTACGACTAGGCTAATTAAGCCTTGTTATATCTGAATGCACCCTTTGGCTTCTTGGTCGCAAGTGCGCCATAACCATAAAGGCCAATCTCAACCTTGCCTGAACCAACAGTTTCAGCACGGAGCTGTAGACGTGGTGATTCATACCAGGTGAATGCATCGCGTGAAACGATCATAAGAGTTGCATCTCCATCGCCAGATTGTGTGTAATCTACGAATAGATCAAGTCCTAGAACGTTGCCACGAATTGCGCCAACTCCAACTGAACCGCCAGCATTTTGTGGCTGGATTGCGTTCAAGATTGGGCGGTTTGAAGAATCAACTAGACCAATGAGATTGCCCCATTGTGTAGGTGATGCAATTAAACCAGTTGCGAAATCAAATGTGTTCGCATAGATGTCTGCTGCTCCGCGAGCAACATAACCGCTTAGCTCTGCGCCATCCCATGGAAGGGTAATTGTTGTTGCATCAACTGTTGCAACTGCTGCAATCTCATCAAATGCATAAGCATTTGTAGCCTTAGCGTAAGAATCAGCCATGAGCGCTGTAAGTTCTGCAAAGAAGGCAGGCGAAGTTCTGTCTAGAACCTCTACGCTGAACTTCTGCATTCCTGCAAACTTCTTGACATTTACATCAAGATATTCAATCTCAACCTGAGTATCTGAGAATGCTCCACCCTCAGCTACCTGTGCAGTTGTTGGTGCTGTCTTAACGCGTGGAATCTGGAACTTCATTCCTGCATCTGGAAGAACGCCACCTGAAATTGCTTCAATTGTTGGGCGAACGCCAGTTGACTTTGGATTGATTACCTCAGCTAGTTGACGTGTTGGCACAAGACCTGGCACATCGGTTGTGGTATCGGTATCGGATGCTGCTGCAATCCATTGACGTGCTTCCTCTGATCCTAGAGCTGCACGAACTGTGTTTTCTACATAAAGAGCAGGGGTTACCTGGATTCTTGGCTTGGTATACATTGGTGCTGTAACAGTTGGGCGCGAAGCTTGAACCGCAGGGGCTTCAACCTCAGGCGCAACGGCTACGGCGTTTGTTGTGTCTTCCACAACAGCCTCGCTTTCGTTTTGGGTTGGTGTTTCTTTTGCAGCTTCATCTTCAGATGCTGCAACGCTCAAAACTTCTGCACTTTTGAATGCAGCAGCTTGAACAAGACTTGTTTCCATCATTTTGCTTGATAACACGCGTAAAAGATTTCCATCGCGCTTGCTATCCACTACTTCAACGCCCACAGACAAACCAGATCTGAGTTGCTC